TCAACGTTGCGAAGCAACGTTGAACCAAGCCAGCCTTTGCTGCTTGCTCGAACTTGTCGTGCTCCGATTCGGTAACGATTACGCTGCTGCCGATTGGTTGATTTGCCATCTGTCGAATAATCCTTTGCTGAGCGTCTTCCAGTGAACAACCGGAGTCAACCAACTCGTCAGCAAAGGAACGCTCAACCTTCGCTAGTTTGGCCGCTGCGTAAATCGATTTCTTTCGCTCGTCAATCGCTTTCAGTTGCCGTGCAACTTCGCTTTCGACTTTGTCTTCCGCTCGAACGACTTCAGGCTCTTTAGGCGTTTCGCCCTCTACCCTTGTCGCTTCCTCTGCTGGCTTATCCATGCCTTCCATCAACTCAACTTCGAGTTCTGGTTTCGCCATGTGATCCGCCAACCACTTAATGATCTCGTTTGCGTCGGTCATCCCTTCGGGTAGACCAAGAGACGAGAGTTGAGCCATTAGTTGCTCATCCATGCCTTCCTGCCTTTCTGCTTGGTCGTAAGACCGTCTGACCGTGGAATTAGGATCTGCACCCGTTGCACAGATACTCGCGTTGTGAGGCTCCCAAGCGGTTACAATCTCCGCTGGCCCTTCAACGATGACGCCACGTTTCGTCGTGTATGCTTGCCCTTCTGGTATGTAGATGCGATTGAGGATTACCGCATCAATCGAGAAGTCGTTCAGGTGTCCCTCTTGGTATCGAGTCGCAACAACTTGGCTTTCAGGGTCGGAGGCGAATGAAGGATCGCCAACCAGTTCACCGTCTTGTATTTCGATATTGCGAATCGATCCAAATACATTGCGGACTGTTCTATCGTTGTGCGAATCGACAATGGGAAGTTGGTTCTTCGCGTTGCGGAACTGAACGCCGTCCATCAATAAGACTTGGCGAACCATTCGACCGCGTTGCTCATCGTAGATCTCAATTGGTGTCTCGGTTGCAATGACCGCTCGACCGTCTTTAGGTGCCGAGAATGCTCGTTGAATCTTCGGGCTTGACGTGATGCGTTCAACCTTGTCCGCTGCTTGCATTTGTCGTTGCACCTTTTCGCTCCAAGTCTTTCCAGCGTCCCCGCCCCACAACGCCCACGCAATCCGACCGGCTGACGGGAATCCCTTTTGTCCTGGCTTCCAGCCCTCGCCCTGCTTGTCAACTTGATGCCGTGCGAAGTAACTAACCATGCGTCCAATAGTGTCTGGACTCATGTCCTTGCCGTTGCTCAAGTCTCTTGCTCTTGCAACGCCGACCGGAGTTCCACCGCGATTGTGTTCGCGTCTCCACTCTAGGCCCCGCCTAGCCTCTTCGCGGACGCCCTCTGGAGGCGTGAAGTCGATGCCTTCGTACTTCGCTCGCTCAATCTCTTCCGATGCGTACAATGCCGCGATTTGATCGCTAGCCGCATCCTCTGACGCATGGCATCCCATGAGTTGAGCGGTATCATCTTTGAGGACGCCCCACGGTCGCGAGATTTGGCAAGCGTCGGTCTGCTTGGTGCTATAGGGCATTGGTTACCTCGCTAACTACCTCTTGTGTTTGAGGCGATGGAGTTGCCGACTGTGCCGCACTGATTGCTAGTTGCTGTTCTTGTGGAGTGAGCAATCCCAGTTTCTTTTTCAGGTCTTGCTCTTTTTTGCGTTGATAGAACACCGCTCGCCATGATCGGCCACGACTGCCAAGTTCCGTTTGGTAGTCGCTCATAAAGGAATCGATGGCATCCTTGGCCGCTGCCTGTTCGCTCTGAGGATCCACCCATTCCCATTCAGGGGTCTGCCATTCAACCGGGCTTGCTTTGCGTCGATCTGACAGCAAGTCGCTCGGAGCTGGAAAACCTCGAATTCCGCTGATCGATGCCGCATCAAAGAAAGCGTCCCAAGTCGGCTGGAGCATGTGCCGAATCAAGTATTGCTGCCAACAGCGAAACCGCCTTCGGTCTTCGAGTTGACTGGTGCGGCTCGAGCTGTAAGACGTCTGCGAATAGTCACGGGCTACCGTTTCGTAAGACAATCCCGTACCGACTGCAATCTGTCGAAGGATTAAAGCAATCCAAGGCTCCGCACCTGTAGCTGGTCTGCCCGGGTTGATGCCCTCAACGCTTTCGCCTGGGTTGAGTTCCATCACCATTCCTGGCTCAATGTATCGCTGCTTGTTGCCTGCCGAGTCTACAGGGCTTCCGCCGTCTGGATCCGCAAGATCGCCGAGAGGAGTTTCGGTCTTGATTGCCACCGTGAAGCATGACGCAACAGCCGATGCTTGTAGTTCGTTGTCGAGGTATGTGCCCAAGTCACGGATAGCCGCGACGACTGGAGCAAACCACGATACGCCCCGCGTCTGCCCTACTCGCTCCCTGCGGAATAGATGCATGATCTCCGACGCTGGTACACGCTCAGGCTCTCTTGTGTAGGAGTAGGGTTGCAATGGGTGATCTGGATAAATCCAGTAAGCAACCGGCCTGCCCGTGTCGTCAACTTCGACCCCGCGAATGATGCGGTTTTCGCCGTTGGCCGTCAGCCTCGATGCGTAGTTGTCTTTGTCACCCGCTAGCCGGTCTGCTTCGATGATCTCCAACGCCAATGGCACTGGCCGATAAATGCCGCGATAGACCGGCCCTGGCGTGCGAATCTTACGAATCAAGACCTCTCCAGCCTCGACTACTTCGCGTTGTGCAATCGACTGGATTTCCTCAAGCGTGTACTGTCCATTGATGTCGCATACTTCGCACCATTCCGCCCACACGCTGTCGCGTCGGTCGTTGATCTCTTCGATGTCATCTCCGGCTGGAGTCTCGAAGACCGATTGCGCTTTAATCCCGCATCCAACAACGGATGAAACTATGGTGTCAACAACGCCCCATGCGTAGGCATTGTTGCGGACAAGCTCCCGTGACCACGCCCTAAGCCGATCCGCTCCGAATGGGCCGAGTAACTCGGTGTCCGCTGGTTGATTCTTTGGCGTGCGTCCGCTCGATACTCTCGAAGGCTCTGCCCCTAGATAAGATCGAAGCACCTTTCGGGCTTGCATTCGTCGCAATGCTCGAAGCGGGCTTACTGCTTCAATCGCTTTGTCGATAAGTCGAGTAATCATCGGCGTGACCTCGACATTTTCGCAAGGCTAATTCCGCCGCTCGAAGTCTCCCGATTGACTTGCTGCTGCAACTGCCGACGCTCCTCAAAGAGAGTCGCTAGGTCGAGCTTCGTGACCGTCCTAGACCCAATCGAATACGAAGACGCCCCACCTGTTAGGAGGGCTTCGATTGCTGCGTCGATGAGTGCAAGTAGACTCGCTGCTGTTGCCATGTAACTAGCATGGCGAAACTATCGCTAGTTGCTAGTTCGCAATACAATTGCAATTGTAAACAGACGGAAAATCAATCGCCTTCTTGCGCCCAAGTATTTCCGCAGAATCCGCATTTGCAATATCGTATTTTTCCCTTCTTGGCGTAGACTCGGCTGAACTGTTGACGAGGTGGACGCGATGTAATGCAAAGCGTGCAATCTCTCGGCGTGAACTCTCTTGGCTTAGGTGCTTCCTCGACAACCTGAACCGATTCCGGTTGGTGATCGCCGTTCGTGTGCTCAACCGCTGGATTCTGCTTCTTGCTCTTCGCCATCCTAACTCCTCCTCTTTGGTATCCATCCGCCTTGCCGAGTCTTAAAGTTACCATGCTGGTAACGCTTTGGCTGTGGCTTTGGTTGTGACTGCTTTTGATCGCCGCTTACCGTCTTCGGCTGAACCTCAATCTCCGACGGTGCTATTAGTTTAACACCGCACGCCTCACCCGCTGCTGCCGCCATGTACGTTGCATCGAGCCAGTGGTTGTTTGTGTCTTTTACACTCCAGTATGTCTTGGCTCCCTTACCTTCGGTGAACTTCGTAACCAACTCTTCCGCTGCGATGTGTTGAGCGTATTGGCTATGCCGCTGGTTTTCATCGAGGGAGAAGAGCGAAAGTGATCCACGCCGAATCATGTTCGATTCGTCGAATGTCGGCGTCATGAATCGCTCATGCACGAACTGTTTCCAATACGAGGTATCAAGCTCGTAGAGCCACAGACCGCCGTTGGGTAGTTTCGATGCGTGTAAATTATCACCCGCGATGCAAGTCGTCGTAGACTTCGTCTTTCGATGGTACGGAAATTGACCCTTTGAAGCGTGAAAGATACCGCCGACTTCGCGGACAAACTTGTACGGGGCATTGGTGAAAGCACCCGAATCGACGAAGCAGAAGTCGACCGCCCGTCTCGTACCGGTTGCATCGACGAATTCACGACTTAGCAATTCGTCACGCCAGTTGAGTAACGCGTCATAAATCATAGGCTCAGATGCTTCGTGATCCATGCTTTTGTCCGTCCCGTAGACTTGAGCGATTCCATAGTCCATGACGACACCGCCTGCTCCGTGCCACCACGCTGTTACAACCCAATGGCAATTATACTTGCCTAAGTCGATTGCGGCCGTAAGTGCGACCGTGTTAGCCGGTAGCTGCCTTCGTGCGAATCCCGATAGACGCGACTCGACTAGGGCCGGAGTTATTCCTAATCCCATCGGCCCAGCTTCCTCTGGTGGATCGTTATCAATCTCGGTGGATACCGCTTTCGCTCCGACGTCTGCTACGCGATTGTAGTACGACTGCACCGCCGATAACTCCATCGGCTCGCCGTCTGCGTGCGTCTTGCGGCTGAATGAGCATTGATTTGAGACGACTGAGCCGCGTTCAATCTCTTCCTTGTTGTCACGCCAAAACGCGAAGGCTTCCCGTGCGTCCGGGTCTTCGTTCTTGCGTCCGCGTCTTAGGTCGATGTACTTCTCGATCAAGTCGAGGCGGTCAGGGGCTTTGACTAGCTTTCGATACCGCTTACCTCGCCAAGAGGGTTTCCGCTTTGGGTCGGTGTAAGTGTACGCA